CCTGTTTTCACAGGCCGCCTGCTTGCGCAGGTAGGGCGATCTTCCGATGCCCTAGTCCTTCACGTGGGGCGTGTGCTCCAATATTAGGAGTACATACCATGCGTGATCACCAAAAAGTTGTTGGAACAATGGAGATGTCCACCGAAAGGCGGGGCAGCAAGCCGTGCGGGGATACTCCCCGTTACGTGCACGCTACATCTACATTTCTTGCAACTTTAAAAGGCCGGGACGACAAGAAAAGTGGTCCTAAGCCTAAACCGACAACATACTATGCTTGTCGGATTCGAGGAAGCCATAAACCTGGCACACTCATTACAGCTCAAAGGCAATTCCTTTGGCCGTGTGGGTGGACTGATGTTGTCACTTACCAGGAAAGATCCAATAACCAAGGATCGATCCCACTTCGTGGTACATCACTCGCTGTTTACGACGGTAAAGAAATCCGTCTACCCAGCGTCTCGATAAACACCGTTGGTCGCGCCAGAACTGGTGCGGTCAACCAACTTCGGTCTGAGAATGTTAACCTTGGCCAAAGCCTTGGGGAAGTTCCCAGTATGTTGAAGGACCTTTATCAAAAGGCCACTTCCCTTACGAAATCTGCGCTTTACTTAAAGCAAGGAAAGTATCGTAAGGCTGCCGAAGCGTTAGGTATCGACTTCCGTAATGGTCGTCGTTGGAAGGACCTAGCAAACTCTGGCTCCGCTGGTCTAGCAAAGTTACACCTTGCTTGGATCTTCGGAGCTGCGCCTGTCCTGAATGATATGGAACATACCATGTCAGAAGTAGGAAAAGCCATGTCCGAGGGTAGCCTGAAAACTATCAGGTCTACTGCTGCTGAGGTTTTACCTTACCAGCACACCAACGGATTTACCGAAAGTGGAAAGGTTGAAGAAATCTGTGAGGTTGGCTATATCTTAGCCATCAAACCAGCTTACTTCTCCGCCTTTCTTGGACTTTCCAACCCTCTGGCAACAGCCTGGGAGTTGGTACCTTTGTCCTTTGTCATCAACTGGATACTTTCAGTTGGCGACATACTTACGGCTTTAGGTGCGGGTGTTGGAGTTGAAGTCATCGCTGGTTACGAAACCAGAGTCGTCAAAGGAAATAGGATATTAACTTTACCCTATAACGGAGGCGACGAAGTCATCGACTACGACATCTTTACCATGGAGCGACGGAAACTTCAGGCTATTGCCATTCCCGGTCTCTATGCTAAATGGACGATAGGTAACGGTCAGCTTTTAACAGCTGCTGTTCTCCTTCGTGCCATCAAATAGCGTAATAATGCGCTATTTTCACCCCCAACGGAGTATTTGGCATGCCAAACTTCTCATCTAACATCACGATCAACGATCGTGAGGCAACACCTGTTGCACACGTCTTTAAGCCACTGACAAATCAGGGCGAACAGGCGGTATTTGCTGAAACAGCAGATACGCTCATCGGCCGCAATATGCTGATGGTCTCGGCTCCCTCGACAAACACGTCGGTTAAGCCGCGCATTGTTGTGAAGATGCCAATCGTTCAAAGCATGAACGACAATGGGATCACGTCCAACGTCGTCGTCCGTACTCTTTACGGCGAAGTTCGTTTGACGCTTCCGTTGACATCGACACTCCAGGAACGCAAGAATATCGTTGGTCTTCTGGCCAACGCTCTTCTTACCTCGCAAGCCGCCCTCACAGAAGTTGTGGTGGACGGTGTGCCTTTCGCGTAATGGGTACCTTCTTGCGGCTTTATGCTGCTTCGAAGGCGCTCGGTCACGCGATACCAGCCAGCGTTTACGTTGTGGGGATCTCCCTCGCAACGATCTGGATGGGATTTGAGGAAATCAAAGAATCCTTAAATTCTCCTTTCGCTGATTTGGGTGTAGAGGGCTGTGAACTTTTCACAGTCGACTGCATTGCCAAGTTGCTTGAGGACACTGAATAAGTGTCCTGTTTCTGAATCTCTAATCCAAAAGGATAGAAATTATGCGCACCAAGGTAAATGATCCTAAGAGGGATCAAAACTACCTACCGTCGCACATTTGCGAAGCTTTCCAAACTGAACTTGGTTCTCTTATTGAGGACCTTGCTAAGGATGGAGGGTTTAAGGAGCGTTATCTTGCTTCAGAGTACTTTTCGAAGTACTGTGAGACGGACGACGCTTCCGCAGATGTACGGAGCAAGGCAGCTATTTCTAAATGGCTTGCCATCGAGAAACGCAACCTAACTACTAACGAACGACTTTTGTTCGATAGACCTGACCTTGGTTACTGTTCATCCGAAGCCCTTATTCGTAAGGCTAGGGAAATAGTGACTGATGTTTTGGGCTCCTTTGATTTTGACTCTGTCTTCGCAAGAGGACGTATGTCGAATGGGGCTAGCACAAGGGTGCGCCGTGGGCCTTTGGCTCACATCGAAAAACATGGCGGTAAAGCACATGTTAGCACAACTTGTCTTCCATATTGGGAAAAGTTTGTCGAGGGAACTCGACTCGCCAATCTCGAAACGGAGATACAGGACGCTAGCGTAATGTTTACGGTTCCGAAGAATTCGGAAATTGATCGGGTGGCTTGTAAAGAGCCTGAGATCAACATGTTCCTTCAGAATTGCGTGGGACGACACTTTAAGAAGTGCCTACGTAAGTACGGGATTGATCTTCGTGATCAGACCCAGAACCAACGTCTTGCGAAGTCCGCACTAAACCGCGGGTTAGCAACGATAGACCTCTCGGCAGCTAGTGACTCGATTTCATCACAATTGGTGATTGAGTTACTCCCAGTCGATTGGTGGTTCGTTCTGAATGACCTCCGTGTCCACTATGTGGACATAGAAAGTCTTGGTGTTCAACACCGGCTTGCTATGTTCTCCTCTATGGGTAACGGGTTCACTTTCGAACTAGAGACGCTGATTTTCTATGCACTTCTTCGTGCGATCAGCTTCTTCTCGAAGTCGAAGGGGATTATTTCCGTCTATGGCGATGATATCATTTGCCCTTCCCGGGTTGCTCCTCGCGTTCAGCGTACTTTCTTTTGGTTTGGCTTTACAGTCAATTCCAAGAAGAGTCACTGGACCGGAGAGTTTCGGGAGAGCTGTGGTAAACATTACTATGGATCTTTGGATGTTACTCCTTTCTATTTGAGGGAGCCGGTTGCCAATAAGGCACACGTCATTCGTCTGTTGAACCGTCTTCTTGTATGGGATGAGTGCTTAGGGAGTCTCGCGACTCCTAAATGTGCGCATTTCCATCGGAAGTGGTCTCTTGTCATTCCTCGTAAGTTATGGGGAGGACAGGATCCAGAGGATATTACTTCTCTGGTAACAGGACATCGTCCAGCAAGTAAACTACAGGCTATCTCTGGGGAAATTCTCCCCTTTGATGGTTCTGCAGCGCTGGATGCATGGTTGACGGAGCGAAGTGTGGATCAAAAGTCCACTTTCCATCCGAGCCCTTTTGGGTTCTGGTGGTTTTCGCGACCGGGTGAGTTGGATCAGATTCTCCGTTCTTCGGAGGATTGTCTGACTTTCGAACCAATGCTCGAAAAGAAGAGGTACAAAACTGTACCAAATCGAGCATTGCCGTACACTACAGCATGGAATCCCTGGCTCATTGCCGAGGATAGCTGTTGTGGCCATTCCGAGTAATCCTCGGATGGTTCCTGTTTTACAACAGGTGGG